TCGCGTACATTTGTAACGCTAACTGTTGGACGTGAGGCCTCTACCGCAGGGGTTTCGACCTCAGGAGTTGTTGCCTCTGCTGGAGTATTCTCCACGACGGCCTCACTTTCTGTTAGTTGGTTTTCTTCAACGATTTCTTCTGCTGGTGCAGATTCTTCCGCTGAAATCTTTGTGATTTGTGCTGACTTAAATGCTGGTTCTGTTACAGCAGATACTTCACGTAGAACGCTTGAAGTAACGTGCATAATGCCATCACGTGAAGGCTTTGAAGATTTAACTTCCACTCCCACACTAAGTCCTGTAACTAAACCTTCTTGAGCCATAAGCAAATAGTCTGTTGCTTTGCTGCTACGGCTTAAAGAAAAAACGGCATAAACACCATCTGCACGTGTTTCAAAAGATTGAGCGCGACCCAGAGGTTGTTTAATGTCATGTTGCGCCAAAAGGCGGATGGACTTAGGTTCTGGTATCTCTATTGAATCGCGTTCAAAAATAACTGCGCCTGCTGAAGTATTTCCTACTTCATTTGTTCCCATTGGAACAATCTTGCCGCTAATTGTTCTTTCCTCAACTGAAGCAGTAAGTTCTGCTGCTTCTAGGGTAAATGTCATCATTTCTGACATTACATACCGCCGTTTCCATTAGATGTTTGGTCTGTCATTTCCATCGCCTGTTCTAAAGTAATAAGGCCTAAGGAAAGTAGTTTTTCAATTACCAAAAGTTCTTGCATTGGGTCTTGACGTAGGAATTGCTTGTCTAGGTCAAAACGAACTTCGTTTCCATGCGCTGTTATATCGTCCATTGATAAACGGTCCTCAATTGCAGATACATAAGGCTGCAAAGAATACGCAAGAAAATCTTTGCGTGAATCAAGGACATTGGTATATGTATAACTTGAGTTCATATCTGCTGAAACGTAAATGGCAGGAACATTCATCATTCTTGCAACTTCTGTACTAAGGAATTGTTTTGATTCGTCGTACATCATGTCTTTAGGTGAGAAAGATGTTGCTTGGTATTCTAAAGTAGAAGTGAGATAAGCAGTTGAACGATTATTTCTAGCATTGCGCCAAGCGGCAAGTAATCCCTGAACTTCTTTAGGGTCTAGGTCAGCACCGTTATTTTTTAGCACTCCAGATGGCATAGGTGTCGATGCTGCAATAGATGCTGCTTTGTTTAAGTCAACACATGCTTTAATAAGTTCTTTGCCGCGGGATAAAACACCTTCATCAAATGCTTGGAATGTAATTAAACTTCCAATACCTTCCATCGGTACTGCATAACCATCAACATAATACTGAGTTACAAATTCATTTTCTAAATCTAAATTAAATGTAACGCGAGTATTTGCAACCCATTCGAACCTCGCAGGACGTCCATCATCCGCGTACAATTCTTTGACGCGCCAATAAGCAACGCCATAAAATAATAATGAATCAACGGTCCAAGCAATAGTTACTGAACGTGGTTGCGATTTAGAAGGTTGTTCTAACCAAACAGGTGAACCTAGTTCTTCTCCAGTTGATTTACGGTATAACTCTAAAGGAATTGAAGCAATAGTGCCTGCAATTAGATTGCGGCAACGTGCCACGGATGCAACAGACATTGCTTCTTCGCGACGAATACCAAGAACACCATAATTGTAAAGATTAAAATTTTCTGACATTAATTGCGGCGCATATTGCGCGAGAATAGAAGATTCTTGCTTTTGTGGTGCTTGCGTATTAAAACGCGAAAAGATACCCATTTAGACAGTGTATCACACTTTGTCTAATATTTGACAATTTCGTGTCGTTGTGTCTAGGCAACAATTTGAGGACGTGAAACTGGCATAGATAGTTTATGAACAACCATCGCAGTTGCAATTGCTCCAGAAACATCTCCAGCACTCTTACGTCTTACGATTCTCCAGGCAGTGTCGTTTGTTTTGGCTGCACAGTTATTAAACATGCCCACCAATTCCTGTTGGCCTTGATGCTCAACCCTAGAGTTCACGAATCCATCTAAAAGTTCCCCACACGCCTGATAAAAGCGTTGACCAGAGCAATCTTCAACCATAACGCCTGCATTTGATAGGCGGTCTGCAATTGACTGCGTGGTGTATTTGTCGTACATGACTGCACGCGGTTTCCATTGGTCGCAGAGTGCTTTTATGTCTGCCGCTATCTTCAAATCATCTACTGCAACAGAGTTTTCCCATGTCTGCATTAATCCAAAGCCTATTTTGCCATCTGGAAGAATCTGGCCACCAATAATGCTTGCATTGCGTCTTGATGGGCTTACGTCAAAGGCAAATATGGTAATTGGTCCAGGTGACATAACTAAATCGCTATTTGAGGTTGCTTCAATAACGCCAAGCGGCCAAGGTGATTGCAATGAGTCAACCCATTGGCAAAGAGTTTCCGTCCTGGTTGTTTCAATGCTAGATGTTGCAATAGATTCCTCAATTGCCTCTTCTGACACTGTATATCCTAATGCAGGGTTTGCCATTGCCCATGCTTCGCGGTCATCTATCTTGCAATACTGAGGTGCGCTGTATTCGTAATAGCCTAAAGACTTAGGCGGATAAGAACGCGCTCTTTCGATGATGGAATTAAGCACTGTGCTAAACGCATCACCTGCGTTGGTTGTATAAAGCGCTTGCGCATTAGCGCGTGCGCGTGTCACAGGCGTTGCAGCCTGAAAAGCCTCTTCTGAGATTTCGCGTAACTCATCAATCCATAAATAGTCGGCTGTTCGACCACGCGAACCATCTCTTGTTGCTGCAACAACATCTAAACGCGTGCCATCTAGTAATTCAATGGACTCTGTTCCATTTGCATACCTAATCTGTTTAACCATTGCCTTCATAGTCGGATTGCCTTCGATGATATAAGCAATCTCTCGAAATGAGGTCAATGCCATGCTTCTATTAGAGGACATAATAAGGATGTTCTTAGAAGGCCATTTAAACAAGTGTGCCAAACAGAGCATACGCGCAAAATGACTTTTTCCAGATTGGCGTGCGATTAATAGCAGGTTTGACTTGCGAATAAAATTACCTTTGCTATCAATAGCCAACATATCTTTTGCGATGAACTTCTGCCAAGGCAAAAGCGGTTGGCCAAGCATGTTGGCAATATCTTCTACATCTTTTACCAGGGATTTACCTTTGAGGTATGGACTATGAAGCCTTGGTTCAGTTGCCCCTCGTAAGACTTTTTTCTTTTTGGTTTGTTCTGTCATCACTCTGGTTTATTTTCCGATTGAAACGGACTGGTTCGAAGCGGTTTGGACCGTGTCGGGGAGGGACGTTCTGGAAAAACAGGGGGGGTAGAACCCTTCAATAAAAAAAGGGATTCTGAGCGTGCGCCCTTGCGTATATTACATGCTCTACATGAGGCTACTAAGTTATCCATCTCATGCCCACCACCTGCTTTGCGTGGTATTACATGGTCAACCTCTGTTGCTACTTCACCGCAGTATGTGCATGTGTACGCGTCCCTTGATAGCACACGCAACCTCTGCTTCTTCCAATGACCAGTGCTTAGGTCATCACCTCTTAATGCCATCCCTTATGTTTCCAATGTTTAAGAGCCTTACATGTATCAGGCTGCATGCCCTCTATTGTACGCACATAACCATAACGATTACCTATATAACGTAATCCCCAATCTATTTGTTCTAATGGATTAGCAGTTCTTAACCACTCACTCTTACCTTGGGGAATCCCATATACCTGGTGTGTACCACCTATATTGCCTACTGCTTTCCATTTCCAGGCACTTTCTTTTCCGTACAATGTCGCAACACATTTGTACAATTTAACTGTTAATTGACCCTTTGCATATTCTTTTGAAGTAAGTCTTTTATTAGCATCGTTTGTCGCAGCAGATGCTCCAACGACAGAGAAGCATAGAGCGCTCCCTAACACGATTGCTACCGAGCGAACTAACCGCTTCACGGTTCGCTCTGAGCAGTTGGGCTGCTCTAGCCTTCTGAGTGTACTGGTCATGTCAAATCCATTTCTATAAGTGCTGGTCAGGACGGCGTTTCTTATTTGATGATAGATAACTCCAATACTTCAATGCGATTTTGTAGTTCCTCAACCAACCTAGTTAATTGGTCAATACGCATATCTGACTTAATCCCAGTCAAGACTATTGAATCAACTATTAACTCATTCTCTTTTTTATTTAGCATCTTTACCCCATCCTGTTCCTTTGAAGATTAAACCTGGTACAGAATAGATGCGATTAGCCTGTGCGCCACAATCAGTGCATCGCACTAAGTCATGGTCCATTGATAGTTCTAACTCCATTTGTGTATTACAAATAGGGCATCGGTATTCATACATCGGCATTATCGGCTTCTTTCCCACAGGCTTTGCACTCCCACCATTTGATTTTCCAATTACCACAATCACCACAACGAACTAAAGTTTTATCCCAATCAACCTCACCTGGAATCCTGTGATATCCAGCCTTGCGTAATAACTCCACCAAATCACCCAGTGTCAACATACAGACGAACTCCTCGACTGATGCTTCCCCTTGCCCATTGAGTCTAAAACACGCAAATCCTAATTCCCCCGATTTGGAAGTGCGTGCTTTGATTTGGCGAAGTGTCCCTTTAATGTCAAGTGAGTTACGCGCCTTTACCTCAATGTCGAACGGAACATTAAGGCAATCTTTGCCTTGACCTCTTCCTACGCTAGCGCTTGGCCACCATTGCTGCAAATATGATGCTACCAAACGCTCGGTGGCGTAGCCACGATGCTTACGGCTCTGTTGGCTCATCTGGCTCTTTAGTGACAGTCAATGCAATATGGTTCACTGCATGACATTTTAAGCAGGTAACAAATACCTGGTCATTAGCCTCTGGAGTAATAGCCACAGGTTCATTGCATAAATCGCAATAGATAACAATATCCTGCGGTTCTTCGAACTCTCCTCCCAGGACGGTTGCTGTGCCATTATCAAATATTACCATTTCACCCATTCGATTTTCTCATAACTGCTAGTAGGTCATTTACTGTGATGAGAAAACCTCTGCTCTTATTTGGAGGAATCTCACAATTGATTTCACGACCATATTGATTTATAGCCTGAATCACATTTATTGTTGGAATCATTAAAACGCTTTCTTCTAACACAAAAGCCCAATAATCCGCTTCCGTGATTGCAATGCCTGAAGCCTGCCAACTCTGCGTGCTGTTATACCAACATTCAACCTCTATGTATAGGTTGCCAGTTTCATGCCATCGACGGTCACGCTTGACTTCAACCGTTTTGCCGTTGGTGAGTAATTCCTCAACTAACTGCTCACCTGCATAGCCGTAACGAAAGTCTAAATCAAACGATGAAAGCGTACTCATCCTCTAACCTTCTGTGCCTGCCATTGGCCCAAACTGTTGAGTTCAAGCCAAATGCGCTCTGGGTCACATGGCTTTTGCTGACCTACTTGATAGTTGCTTGCCTTATAGCAGCAATCCCAAGCGGCCCATTGCTTACCATTCTTACCTGTACCAGTGCGTAAGATTCTCTGCTTACCACATGCGCAAGTAGGGATATCTTTGTCAGTTGTGCCACCTATAATGTCTTTCACGGTATTGACTGCTTCTTCTGAAGTTATTGGCATTGCAACAGTTTTGATAGTCCAAGGGTCATCTTCTTTCATGACAGGGATATATTTTTCGGGTTTAGGTTCTGCGAGTTTGGTTCTTGCCATGTCTTGAACTGTTGGTTTATGTGTTGTTTCGAGGATAAGTGATAATGCTCTGCCAATCGCTGACGTGACAGTATCTTCAACGTAAAACTTACGCATCGAAGCATTAAACGTACTTGCATCTCCAAAAGCGTAATCGACAGCAGCAGGAAGCGTATCTTCATGCTCGCGGTAAAT